GGATGAGGCAGGTCCGTAAGGCTTGGACAGACAGAGAAATCCCAGTTAAAACATATAGGTCTAACTCTAAAATCTGCAAGGGTTGCCCTATTCAAAAAGCCTGTGCAGAGGCAGAAACAGGGGTTCTTAAAATTAAACCTCTTGAGGGGCTTAGTGAAACTTTGTGAAAAGTGTAACAAAGGCTTTACACCTAAAGTAACTTATCAAATTTATTGCGGAACTGAGTGTAGATCATCTGCAACAAAAGACAAGATAGTAGAAAGATATCAGTTAACTCGTAGGCAAAAAAGAATTGGAAAAGTCAGAAAATGTTTTGGTGGTTGTGGACAACAACTATCTATATACAATGATTCTGGCTTTTGTTCCAACTGCAATGTAAGCAAAAAAGAAGTAGACAAAATGTTAAAAGAGATAAAAGGATTTTTTGATTATGAACAAGATTAATCAGCCAACAAGAATTTGCGCTATTGATGCTAGTACTAATAGCCTTGCATATGCGGTGTTTGATAATAAAGATCTTAAAGAAATTGGCAAAATAAATTTTGAGGGAAATGATATATATTTAAAAGTAGGAGATGCAGCAAGAAAGACTAGGGCATATTTTGAAACGGTAATGAAAGCAGATGCCATTGTAATTGAACATACTGTATTTATGAATAGTCCAAAAACTGCTGCTGACCTTGCATTAGTTCAAGGAGCACTACTTGGTGCCGCTGCAATGTGTGGCATTAAGACAGTGGGAAAGGTTTCTCCAATTACTTGGCAAAACTATTTAGGTAATAAAAAATTAACAAAAGAAGAACAAATATTAATTAGATCTAAGAATCTTGGTAAATCAGATTCTTGGTACAAGTCTTTTGAAAGACAGTTTAGAAAAGAAAGGACTGTGAAATTAATTGAAATCATCTATGATAAAAATATTAACGATAATGACGTTGCTGACGCTTGTGGTATCGGTCACTGGGCTATTAATAATTGGGATAAGGCAATAGGAGAAAAATAATGCCAGAGTTAAATGCAAACATACCACCAATTGAATGTTATGTTCGTGGTAATTTTTTAAGAGATCAAATAGATAGTCACGATCAATATTTTCCTTGTGTAATTTTTGGTGTGGCTAGCGTTCAAAATCGTAGCCCATTGTTTCATTTCTTAATGGAGGATGGCGGTATCTGGTGGAGAATGCCTATTAATGCATTTTGTACTAAACCAGATGTACCAGAAGAAGATATACACAATCTTGTTTTATGGAATTCATTTAGTCCTTTTGTTACTACAACTAAATTTGCAAACCTTGCAAACATGCGTATGACCTATATGGACAGAACAAAGACAAAAGTTTCTGGCAAGTATTTGTTTACCCTTGATTGGCACAATCCTGATTCTAATAGACTTGATGATGGATACTCAGAAAATCCAGGGCAGCATAAATGCGGTCACGTCATACAAAGAGATGATGGCAACTTTGCTATACAGCCAAACAACAGAGTATTTTTATTAGAACCATCATTTACTACCAAGCCTGGAAAGCCTGTGATTAATAGACTTATCAATACTAGAAAATGGGATGTAGAAGATGCCTCTAAATGGATAACTGAAGATTCAGATAGTTATCATTATGATATTAATACAGGAGAGGTTGACAAATAAACTTATGAATGGTAAACTGTATAAGTCAGAGGTTTGGCTTCGTAAGAGATATCTTATGGATAAAAAATCTCCAGAGGACATTGCCAAAGAGTGCGGGGCAAGCATAGAAACAATCTATGTATACCTTGCTAAGTTTGGATTAAGGAAATCAAAAAGATGAAATTAAAACCAGTATTTGGTGATGTAAAAGATTTTAAATGTGACGACTTATATCTTCATTCGATAAGTGCACCATCTGGCAAACAAATTTGGTCAACTTGTCATGGAATTGCACAAATGCTTATTAATAAAAATATTGCATATGGAGATTCTGCCTTAGATCCAGTTAGAATTTTTAGTAAGGCAGATCCAGCAGAACAACTTAGGGTAAGAATTGATGATAAGTTAAGCAGACTTATGAAGGGTACAGAATATGTTGGGGATAATGACATAGATGACCTTATTGGATATTTAGTATTGCTTAAAATAGCAAAGGAAAAAAATGACAACTGAATCAGATTTAATTAGTCACCTCGATGAAGTAAATAAGGTTGTAACAGAATATCTTAAGGGTCAAGATCCTACAAAGATATCTAAAGAATTAGATATGCCACGAACTCGTGTTGTTACACTTATCAATGAGTGGAAAGTTATGGCATCTGCCAATGATGCAATTCGTGCTCGTGCTAAAGAAGCCCTTGCTGGAGCAGACACTCATTATAGTAAATTAATTACAAAATCTTATGAGGTTATTGATGAAGCGTCAATTACAAATAATCTTAGCGCAAAGACTCAAGCAATTAAGTTAGTTATGGATATTGAAAAATCTAGAATTGAAATGTTACAAAAGGCTGGTTTGTTAGAGAATAAAGAACTTGCAGAAGAAATGGTTGAAATTGAAAGAAGGCAAGAAGTTTTAGTTGAAATTTTAAGAGACATTGCTTCAACACACCCAGAAGTTCGTGATTTAATTATGCAACGTCTTTCTCAGATTGCCAAAGAAGGAGAAGTGATTACAATTGTCCATGATGTTCAATGATTTTCTTGAAGTACTAAAAGAAAATCACTTTGAGGAAAAGCCAGTAGATGCTAAAACATTTGTAGAATCTTCTGACTATTTAGGGCAACCATCCTTATCTCCAATTCAATATGACATTGTAGAGGCAATGAGCCAGATATATAAAAAAGAAGATTTACAAGAATTATATGGCGATACTGAAGGGTCAAGGTACTATGAAAAATATACAAAAAACGAAATCATCCTACAATTGGGCAAAGGTTCTGGTAAAGATTTCACCTCTACTGTTGCTTGCGCTTATATTGTTTATAAGTTATTATGTCTCAAAGATCCTGCAAGATATTTCGGAAAACCAAGTGGAGATGCAATAGATTTAATTAATGTTGCTATTAACGCACAACAGGCAAAAAATGTTTTTTTTAAAGGTTTTAAAACAAAGATTGAAAAATCACCATGGTTTGCAGGAAAATATAATGCTAAAGCAGATTCAGTAGAGTTTGATAAATCAATTACTGTTTACTCTGGTCACTCCGAAAGAGAGTCCCATGAGGGTTTAAACTTATTGCTTGCAGTACTTGATGAGATTTCTGGTTTTGCTAGTGAAGTTGGCACTGGTAATGAACAAGGAAAGACTGCAGAAAATATTTATAAAGCATTTCGTGGTTCTGTAGACTCTCGTTTTCCAGATCTTGGTAAAGTAGTTTTACTTTCATTCCCTCGTTATCAAGGTGACTTTATTTCTAAAAGATATGAAGATGTAATTGCAGAAAAAGAAATTATTGAAAAGAAACATATATTTATTATGAATGAAGATTTGCCACATGACGACATAAATAATCAGTTTGAAATCAATTGGGAAGAAGATAATATTATTTCTTATAAAGTTCCAAAAGTTTTGGCTTTTAAAAGACCGACATGGGAAGTAAATCCTACTCGTAAAATAGATGATTTTAAATTAGCCTTTTATACAGACTTGGGAGATGCTATGATGCGCTTTGCATGTATGCCCACATTTGCGTCCGATGCATTTTTTAAACAAAAAGATAAATTAGAAAAATGTATGAATACCAGAAATCCATTAGATTCTTTTAGAAGATTTGATGAAACATTTAAAGCAGATCCAGAAAAAATATATTATATTCATGCTGACCTTGCACAAAAACATGACAAGTGTGCTGTTGCCATTGCACATGTTGATAAATGGGTTAATATTCAGGTTATTAAAGATTATGAACAGGTAGCCCCCATTGTTGTTGTTGATGCAGTTGCTTGGTGGGAGCCAAGAGCAGAAGGACCAGTAAATTTATCAGAAGTAAAACAATGGATTATTAATTTACGTAGAGAAGGTTTTAATATTGGTATGGTCTCTTTTGACCGTTGGCAATCATTTGATATTCAAAATGAATTACAGGCTGTTGGAATTAGAACAGAAACAGTATCTGTTGCTAAAAAACATTATGAGGATTTAGCAATGATGGTTTATGAAGAACGTGTCGCAATGCCAATGATTCCATTATTATTAGAAGAAATGTCAGAATTAAAAATTATGAAAGGCAATAGGGTAGACCACCCTCGCAAAAAATCAAAAGATCTAGCCGATGCAGTTTGTGGTGCTGTATTCGGAGCAATATCTCATACACAAAAGACTAATAATATAGAGATAGATGTCCATACTTGGAGTTCTGCAACAAGACTTGCGGAGAAACAGCAACGTATGGTAGAATTAGATAATCGAGAAATGCCTAACGATGTTAAGGATTTCTTGGATAAACTCAATTTAATATAAACAAACAAGGAGAAAAATGAATTCATTTAAAAAGATTGCCTTGATTATGGCTGCAGCCGTTTCAGGCACATTTTTAGTTGCACTTCCGCAAGCGTCAGCAGCAGTAAGTAATGGGTATGCATTATCTGCTACTCTTGCTAATGGTGCTCGTGGTGTAACAGTACTTGCATCTGATGCAACAAAAGCAGAGGCTGGAGTTAATTCTATTGTAGCGTTAACAACATCCGATACTCTTGCTGCAACAGCAGGCGATTACTTATCACTAGAAATCGCAGGTCCTGCAATTTTTGGTAGTTATACCGCAGCAGGTAGCAATGCAGCAACACTTGCTCTTACTAATTTAGGTAAGACATTTACATTTACTGCAGATACAACAACTGCTGTAAATCTTCCTTCACCAGTCTTGGTTAACGTTACTGGAGAAGGTACAATTACAATTACACAAAAAAAGAAGGTAGGATCTACCGTTTCTTCTATTGATGTAAAAACAATTTATGCAACTACATCAGCAAAAACAGATATTTTTTCTGTAGCAAATTCTTTTGCTCGTGTACAAGCAGATGGAACTGCAGGAACTCTAGATACTAGTGTTGACGTAAGCGGTTCTACAACTGTTTCAAATGATGGCACAGCATATGTAAATGCTTTAACAAAAGATGGCTATGGCTCAACAATGTCAACATCTGGAGTACTACAGGCAACTGCAACTAATGGTGCAATTGTTGCTTGGGACGCATCACCTTCAGTGCAGGTATCAACTGCTGCAAAGACTGGTGTTGGCGGAGTTCTTTACGTAAAGCAGGGAACTGCTAACGCTAATAAGCCAGTTGCAACAACAATTACATTGTCATTTAATGGTGTAGTTTTTGCAAATAAGTCAATCACATTTACTGGCGTACCTGCATCTATTGCAGTAACTGGAGCAGATATTGCCCTTTCTAATGGAGCACGTACAGGAACCTATGACTTTGTAGTCAAGGATTCTGCTGGTAATCAATTGGCTGGAATTACTCCAACTGCTGATACAACAAAATATACAACACAGGTAACAGCAGTATCTGTAGGGGGAGCATCTTCTGCAACTGCAGTACAGACTGGTGGTTGGACATGTGCTTCTACATCTGGATCATCCGTTGTTCGTATCAAACATGTTCTTGCAGACTTAACAACAATTTACTCAAATGAGTTTATTGCTGCATGTGGTTTAGGTGTAAACAAGTACACAGTATCACTTGACAAGAATTCTTATATTCCAGGTGAGATTGCTACTTTGACAATTTCTGCTACAGATATTAATGGTGCAAAAGTTGCCGATACTTCAACAGTTGGAAGTGGCGTTGCCATTTCTGGTGGTGGATTAACAGCAGTCGTTGCTCCAACATCAGGAGATACTTTTGCTCAAGGTTCTAAAACATATAAATTTACTGTTAACAATGTTAATGGTACATACAATATGATTGTAGATCTACCAGCATACGTTGCAACTGATGTAGCAAAAACAATTTCTTATAAAATTGCTGATGGAGCAATTAGTAATGCTGAGGTTCTAAATGGAATCGTAGCACTTATTGCATCTATTACAAAGCAAATTGAGCAACTACAAATGATTGTTGCTCCTAAGAAAACAATTACTTGTGTTAAGGGTAAGTTAACTAAGAAAGTTACTGCCGTTGCACCAGTGTGTCCAACAGGATACAAGAAAAAGTAATTAACTTCTATAAATTAGAGGGTAGATTAATTTCTACCCTCTTTTTTATTGAATAAAAATGGTATAATTACTAATATAATTACACATAGGAGACCACCACTCAATTGACAAACCTTAAACGAAGACTAATATTAGCCTTTGGGGTAGGGTTATGCGTAACAATTTTTGGAGTTATGGCTCCAGATCGTGCTCATGCTACAGAAAATCAAGAGCAAGTTGTTGTAAGTCCTGCTCAACAAGCAGTCAATACAGCCCTTGGAACAGCCACCACAGCCGTTCAAGAGGCTATAGACGCCACTACAAGTGCTACAGTTGAAGTAACACAAGCCCAAACCGAATTATCCCAAGCCCAGACTGAGGTATCTGCTTTATCACCAGAAATATCAACAGCACAGTCTGAAGTCAATAGCGTTCAAACTGCTATCAATACTGTTAATACTATTAATCTTGCAGTTACTCCAGTAGATCAAAGTTCTCAAGTGATTCAAGATGCTAAAGACACAGTTGTTGATGCTCAGACTGCTATAAATAATATTAATACAACTACCGCTCAAACAGAAATATCTCAATTAGTAACTGCTAGAACTGAAGCGGTAACTGCACAAGCAACTGCTCAAACAGAATTAACACAGGCAAACCTTGCTATTGATGCTGCTCAAACAGCAGTAAATAATTTACAAGCCACAATTGGAACAACAAATAACGTTTTGGCTGATGTGGATGACGCTGGAGTTCAAATGATTCTTCCGTTTGGAATGCAAATGGGTGGAACAGTTTACAATAATGTATTTGTTGGATCAAATGCAACAATAACATTTGGAGTTAATCAAGGTAGCGTTTATCACACAACACCAAGTGCACCGTCAATATCTATTGCTGGATGGGACTGGACAACTTGGAGTACAGGAACTGGAATTACGTATTCAACTACTGGAACAAGTCTAGATATTGCGTGGGATGTTCGTCCATATCCACAACAAGATGCTTCAACACAAATGGTTCAAGTTAGGTTTAATGCTGACGTAAATCCAACAGATGGCGCATGGATAGCAAATGTAACTGCTGTTGGACCAATACCAAGTCAAGCAAGGTTTAATTATAGAGAAACAACTAATGGAACAATTATTCCAATTACAGATACAAATGCTGGAACTGGATTTTCTGGACAAATAAGTCAAGGTAATTTATTTACTCCATATGTAAATCCAAACACTTCAGCAGTGCAGGCTGCTGTAGATGCAGCAAATGCTACTATTACTCAACTTAATCAAAGTCTTTCTCCAGTTGTTGCTCAAAATGCATTAAATAATTCTGCTCTCTCTACATTACAATCAAATATAAATTCATTAAACAATACCGTAAATTCAGCGGTATCTACTAAGACAAGTTTACAAACCACATTAAATACAAGAGCAACAACATTAACTAATACTATTAATAACAGAATTCCTACGCCTGCGCCTATACTTGCAGAACCAATTGTTTATGGAACTACTGTAACAATTACACCTGAGTTACCAGAAGGATACACAGCAAACACTTGGTACTATCAGGTAATAACAGATGATCCAAACGCAGAAAATCCATATGAAGGCGGAACATATAATACAGACGGCGCACCAGAGTCTATACAATTAACTGGTTTGACAGAAGGTGCTACCTATACTATTAGAGTTGCTAACTGGTCAGGTCCTGTAAGTCAATATACTGAGACTGTTATTTCTATACCTGCCCCACAAAGTTCTAATCTAACTGCTGGTGGTGGATCTGATTTCTTTGATAACAACGAACAAACCCAACCAGATGAGACCACTCCAGATGAAGGGGAAAATACAGAGCCAGAGCCATCTCCTGATGAAAGTGATGAATCTTCTGAAGGTGATGAATCTCAAGATACGGATACACCTGAATCTGATGACTCTTCATCCAACGACGAACAAGATAATACTCTTGAAGAAAACGAGGGTACTGATCAAGAAGACTCACAAGATAATGATACCTTATCAGTAGAAGAAATACAAGACATAGTTTCAGATTTAGTTGCAGATAGTGGATTAGATGCATCTGATATTGCAGAAGTTTTAGAAGCAATTGCTCAAGGTGGAGAAGTATCTGAAGAAGTTGCTGCGGAAATTTCATCTACATTAGCAGAGGGTGGATTAACAGAAGCAGAGGCAGAATTTATTACACAGATGCTTGCTGCAGATGGAGAAATAACTACTGCTGAAGTTGTTAATTTATCAGAAGCATTAAACGAAGATGGTAAATTTACATTAGCAGAAAAAGATTTAGTTGCAGACGTATTGATAACATCAGCAGAAGGGGCACCAGTTGAAGCCTCTGCCATAGAAGCAGCGGGACTTGAATATAGAGACCTTCCACCACTGATTCCAGTAGAGGTAAGAGAAGATGCAAACGGTAATCCCGTAGTTATTACAGCAGAAGTAGCATCTGCATTGCTTGTATTGGAAAGTCCAGCAGCACTATTAAATGCAGTTGCTACTTGTTTTAATCCAGATGAAGCAATTGAAGGTTTGACAGAAGAGCAAAAATGTGAGTTGGGCAAAGCCCTACTTAATATAGGTGCTGATATGTCTATTCCAGAACGTGAAAAAGCAGAAGATATTGTGGTTGTAACAATTATTGCTGGTCAATTAATTGTTGCTACCGCACCTAGAAGAAGGAGATAAAATGAAAAAGTTAAAAGAATGGGGTATGGCAGCCCTAAACGAGAACTTTACATTCCTGGGCTTCTTTGTAGCATGGGTGGTTTTAGAGGGTAGCGCAAAGACTGTAGTAGGGTATGTAACCCTAGCCTCAGTAGCCTTATGGTTTGCAACCATTGGGATTCGTAAAGAAGACGAATAAGTTTGGTATAATGGGAATATGTCAAAAATACGCATATTCCTACTCTCAACTGTTTTAGCCGTATGGCTAACTGGCTGTGGGTATGACGGTCATTATCGCTATCCATGTCAAGACCCAGCAAACTGGGAGTCAGCAGAATGCAAACCACCAATTTGTACTGCTAATGGAGCATGTCCAGAAGATTTAGCATCACAAGAAAAGGTGGAGGAAACAACAAATGGCTAAAGAAAGATTAACTCCTCAAGAGTTAGATGCAAGATTAAAGTTTATCCTAGGAATCACATTAGGATCTATTTTATTTATAACAGCAACAGGAATTATGTATGCATTAATATTTGTTACACAACCAATTACGGGACAATCAGAAAATGATAAAATGTTTTTCAATGTTCTTGGAAGCGTAGCAACATTTATTACAGGAACACTTGCTGGTTTATTAATTGGTTCATCTGGTGCTAAAGATGTTATGGCAGCACAGATTGCAAACAAAGAAGTTGATGCCAAAAATACAATGGCAGATAAAAAATTAGAAGCAGAGATTGACGATGCTAAAGCACGTAGACTTGCTAAACCAGACGGTGCAATGCCAGAAGAACAACCAGTTGACACTGATTGGGATAAATAAAAATGGCAGAACAAGGAACAGCAGCACGTTTAATTGAGGTTGCTACAGCAGAAATTGGAACTATTGAAGGTCCAAAAGATAACGAAACTAAGTATGGTAAATTTACTAAAGCAGACTTTCAACCATGGTGCGGATCTTTTGTAAACTGGTGCGGTAATGAAGCAGGAGTAAAAATTCCTAATACTGTTTATACCCCAGGTGGTGCAGCAGCATTTAAGAAGGCTGGACAATGGATTGATGTAGATGTTGCAGATCCAGAGCCAGGAGACATTGCATATTTTGATTTTCCATCTGACGGGGTAGATAGAATATCTCACGTAGCAATAGTTGTAAAAGACAATGAAGATGGAACAGTCTGGTGTGTTGAAGGAAACACATCAGGAGATCCTAAAGGTAGCCAACGTAATGGTGGAGAAGTTTGCAAAAAACTTCGTGCCTACAAGAAAAATAAGAAAAATATTATGGTTTCTATTGTAGGGTTTGGTCGCCCTAAGTTTGGCTCTGCCCCTGCGGGTACTGCTAAAAAGACTGATACCAAGTCTAAAACATGCTCAGCATGTGGTCAAACCATCAAATAAGAGTGTTTGACTAAGTAAAAAGAGTTTGGTATACTTAAATGTATATCTTCGAGGGGATTCCTGTATGACAGTCTTGGCAGTAGTTCGCCATGAGGGCAAAGTGTATATGGCTGGAGATCGTGGCGCATCTGATGATAATACAATTCTTGCTTTAACTGCTCCAAAAGTTTGGAAACTTGGTCCATATCTGCTTGGATATGCAGGGGCATTAGATGGAGAGCGCATTCGTTATAACTTTAATCCATATGTTCCAGATATAAAAGATTTAGATAAATTTATGCAAACTAAATTTATTAAACAATTAAGAAATTTTTATAGTGACTGGTGGGTTGATACTGGCAAAGAGGCTGACCTTGGTTTAATTATTTGTATTAAGGGACAAATATATGAGCATAATGCAGTCGATATGTCTTTATCTAAATATAATTTAGATTATTTAGCAATGGGTTCTGGGGCTGAGTATGCATATGGATATTTAAATGCTACTGAAAAATCTAAAGATCCTCGTAAACGTGTTGTTGGCGCCGTTAATGCAGCAATTAAATTTAGTCCTTCTTGTATGGGGCCTATTGACGTGGTAAGCATTTAACGGTATACTTTATATATGGCAAATTTTGATGATATATTAAAAGATATACAGGATGAGGCATCAAATCTTGATGAGTTTGAGATTTGGTTAAGCAATGGAATTGAGCGGGGATGGGTAACAGAGCCATTTTGTAATACTCATGAAGGAGATCCTTATATGAGTGAAGAAGAAGCACAAGAGTGGGAAACTGGCGGAGATCCTTGTCAGGTGGTAATTAAAATAAAAGGAAAATAATGAAAAAAATAGCAGTGGGAATTATTATATCTTTATCAGTATCCTTTATGCAGCCAGCCTTTGCTGCACAAACTAAAAATAAAACTAGTCATAAAACAGAAATTGCAAAATCAGTTTCAAATTCAAAACCATCAATTGTTATTATCGATACAGCAATTGATCCATCTATTGTAACTGTACAGCATGAGGTTTGTATTATGGTAGCAAAAGATTGTCCAAATCATAAAAGTTTTATGGAAGGACCTGGATCTGCAAGTCTTCCTAAAGATCAATTAATTAATGGATTTAATCATGGAACAGAGGTGACGTATGTTGCTAAAACAGTTAATCCTGAAATTGATGTTATTTTTATTCGTGTAGTCCAAAGAACACCCGAAGGGTTTATTGGTTTTTATTCAGATGATGAATTAATTTTAGCAATTGACTGGATAATAAAAAATAGAAAAAAGTTTAATATTGTTTCAATGTCTTATTCATCTGGAGTTTGGGAGCGAGATGGTGGAGAAAACTTTTGTCCAGATTATAGAACAACCGAGATACTTATAAAAAAAATTAATCTTTTAAAAAGTTTAAATATTCCATCTTTTTTCCCAACTGGAAATATTGGAGATAAGACTAGAATTAAGTATCCAGCATGCCTTCCAAATGGAATTGCGGTTGGAGCACTAGATGAATTTGAAAATATTGAAGAATATAGTAATGAAAATCGTGATTTAGATTTTTATGCTCTTGGAAATTATAACTTTAATAATGATTATATTATTGAAGGAACATCATTTTCGGTTGCTGCCCTTTCAGCACTCTGGTCAAAAAACTATAAAGGTAATTATCAAAAAACGTATGATTATTTAAAATCTATTGGAACATATACTGAAAATAATAAAATTAAGATAAGGCTATTTGATGACATATCTAAATAATATAAGACAAAAAAGAATGCATATTGTTGTTGGCACACCAATGTATGGCGGTATGTGTACATCTGAATATACTGAGTCTTTACTTAATTTTGTAGTCTCTGCTGATAAATCTGGAATAGAATGTACAACTATATTTCTTGGCAATGAATCTCTTATTCAAAGGGGAAGAAATACTATTGCCCATCATTTTATGAATATTCCAGGAGCGACACATTTACTTTTTATTGATGCTGATATTAAGTTTCGTACACAGGATATAGTTAAAATGTTAAAAGCAGATAAGCCATTAATAGTAAGTCCTGTTCCATTAAAAGGATATAATTGGCAACAAATTCGTCAAAAAGCCTTGGATGGAGTTGAAGATATACAAAAAACAGGTGGCGTTTTTAATATAGGATATATTCCTGGAATTGATATGGTAGATCCAGATACACCGTTTGAAATTAAACATGGTGGCACTGCTTTAATGCTAATCAAACGTGAAGTTTTTGAAAAATTGGATAAAAGTACTCCAACATATTTAGAAAATGGTAAGTCTTTAAACTATGGTAAAAAAGTTAAAGATTATTTTCGTGTTGAAATAGATAAAGAACAAAATGAACTACTTTCTGAAGATTATTTTTTTTGCCAATCATACAGAAAGGTTGGTGGAAAGGTATGGTGTGCCCCATGGACTGAAGTTGGACATTTTGGATCGCACCTATTTTCTAGTAAATATAATATATGATATAATTATTGAGTACCTGCCAAAAGGGGGTACATAAATGAAACTCGCTGAAAAGGAGAATATAAAATGGTAAGTTCATTTGCACTGGATCTTTTTAAGGATCCATTTTTTATTGGCTTCAATCGTGAATTGGAACGTTTGAACACAGTACATAATCTAGCAACTCGTCAGGCATATCCGCCATACGACATTATTAAATTAGATGAAGATACATATAAGTTATCTTTAGCAGTTGCTGGCTTTTCTCAAGAAAATATTGATGTTTCTGTAGATAATGGAACATTAATTATTAAAGGAGAGATTACTGAAGTATATGATGCAGAAGTTGTACACAAGGGTATTGCTGGTCGTAAATTTACCCGCACATTTGCTCTTGGAGAGTATATGGAAGTAACTGGTGCTGAAATGAAAGACGGTATGCTAAATATTAGTATTGACCGAATTGTTCCAGAAGATAAAAAACCAAAACAAATTAAAGTCAAAGTTGCTAAATAACTAGTAACACTGTATAATATATATATGACCTGGACATGTCCTAAAACTGTCCAACTATTTAAGGAGTGATATGCCTAGATACGACTATAAATGTTCTGTTTGTTCATCACAAGTTGAGTTTGAAAAATCAATTGGTGATGACAAATATCCAATATGTTGTAGTGAATCTATGCAAAGAGTATGGAGTGCTCCCGCTGCAATTTTCAACGGTAGTGGATTTTATTCAACCGACAACAGAAAGTAGATGTATAATAATACTATGACTAGCATTATTCAAGAACATCCAAGCGTAGTTTCAAAAAAATATATACTAAATGCTAATGATCGTTGTGATAAGTGTCAGGCACAAGCCTTAGTTAAAGTCAAAGGCATTTCTGGAGAATTGATGTTTTGTGGACATCATTATGAAAAGATAATGAATGATCCTAAATCTCATGATAAGATGATGGCTTTTATGTTAGAAATTCTTGATGAGCGTAAAAAGTTAGTAGAAAATAAGGCGATTGGAGCAATTTAATGTATGAATATTTTGTAAGAGAAGTAAAAAACGTTGTTGATGGAGATACAATTGACGTTATTATTGATTTAGGATTTGATATTATGTTTGCATCTCGTGTCCGTTTGGCTGGTATTGATACACCAGAATCACGTACAACTGATAAGGCTGAGAAGGCTTTAGGTCTTGAGGCTAAAGAATATTTAAAAAAACAACTCAAAGATGCAAAGTCTGTAGTAATCCGTACAGAAAAAATGGATTCATCTGAAAAGTATGGTCGTATTCTTGGTTGGGTATATATTAATGGAGAATCAGAATCTATTAATAATAAAATGATTAATGATGGCTATGCTTGGGGATACCTTGGCGAAACAAAAATTAAAGATTTTGAAGTATTAAAAAAGGCTAGAACAAAGTCTGGAAAATGAAAACTGTTTTTTATTTTACAACAGAGTGGTGTCAACCTTGTAAAAAAGTAAAGCCTATTGTTGAAGATATGAAAAAAGAAGGTTTTCAATTTCAGATGATAGATGCTGACTATGAACAACTTTTAGTTAAACGGTTTGAAATTAAATCAGTTCCTACATTTATTTTATTAGAAGATGGTAAAGAAATAAATCGTATTACTGGAGCAAAAACAAGATACGAATTAGAGGAGTTTATAAAAAATGAAAGATGATGATAAAACAATTGAAGAACTTGTTCTCAAAGGTGGTATTGAGGCAGCGGGTATTGATCAAGAAACTGGAGAAATTCTTTACTCCTTTACCCCTAAAATAGCAAAATTAATGCCTGACCTATATAGGGAACACCTTAATGATGTAAATGCTACCATAATGAAATTATGGGAAAGAGGTTTTGTAGACATAGATTTATTATCTAAAGAGCCATTAGTCACTCTTACGTCAAAGGCCTTTGATAAAGAGAGCGTAAATAATTTATCTAAGGCTGAACGCTGGAGCCTATTAGAGTTAATTAGACTCCTAGAATCACAAAAACTGATATAATCAGTATATAAAATAGGAGGTTTACTATGCCAGTAGGCGGAGGTGGAAAACCAGCAGGCGGATACCGTGCTGGGAAAAAAGGTAGTTATGGATGCGATGGTTATCCAACAGTAAGTGCAGATGGAACAGTACATGGATGTCATCCAACAAAGGCTAAAGCATCAGCACAGGCTCGTGCTATTTGGGCAAGTATTGCTCGTAAATCTTTACCAACAGTTGAAAAATCAATGGTCACAGAGGGTGACTTTGTTATGTTTATTTGTGAAGAAGATGAAATTAAAGTTGGTCAAGTTGAACACGTAATGACAGAGGGACTATTTGGCTTAACTGGTTCAGAATATGCTATGGAAGCAAGTCCAACAGATCCAGTTTTATCTATTCGTGTGTTTGAAGAAGAAGATGGTGTATGGGAAGCAACAGAAGAATTACGTGGACATAGAGCATCCGAAGCAGTAAAAATTGAATCAATTCCAGTTGCAGTTGAAATGGTTATGGAAATGGGATCAGGTAATTCTGGTATACCATCAACACCACAACAAATAGACATGCAAGAAATGTATGCAGTACAAGTTAGCAAAGCAAAAAAGCCAAAATATGATGAGTTTATTAAACCACGTAGTGGTGGAAGTGAACCTTCAAATGCAAGACTTTATGCAAGAATTATTCAAGAAGCAAAAGATAAGTTTGATGTTTATCCATCTGCAGTTGCAAACTCTTGGGTAGTTCAAGAATATAAACGTCGTGGTGGAACCTATAAGTCAGAAAAACGTGATTATTCTACAGCATCTCGTGAAAGAATGGCAGAGTCAGGAAACGCAATGCCTGATGGATCATTTCCAATTGCTAATCGTACAGATTTAATGAATGCTATTCGTTCTATTGGTCGTGCAAAAGATTATGAAAAAACAAAAGCCCATATTGTTCGTCGTGCAAAAGAACTTAATGCAACAGATATGTTGCCAAAAGATTGGAGCAATATGGCTCGTAAAGGTATGACTGGTTGGGGCGGATCTGTCTTTGATCTAAATCCGCTTAAAAAATAATGGCTAATAGATCTTCAGGCTCTTATTATAAAGACCATGGCTTTAATCCAATACAAATTAAAGATGGTTGGATTGTTAGAATGAGAAAAGATGGAACTATTAAACAAAAAATAGAAAAATATATTCCTAAAAAAGATAGGGTAAAAAATAATGGCTGATACATATATGCCTAATTCTGGGATGAAGGCTGCTGCACGTCGTGCATTAAAGTGGAAAGAAGACGGAAAAGCAACAGGTGCTGGAACTCCAGTAGGCTGGGGTAGAGCAACAGACATAGTTGCTGGTAGAGCAATGTCTTTAAGTACTGTTAAACGTATGTTTTCTTTTTTCTCTCGTCACGAAGTAGACAAAAAAGGAAAAGGATTTTTTGATGGTCCAGAGTTTCCGTCAAATGGAAGAATTATGTGGGATGCCTGGGGTGGAGACGCAGGGTTTACATGGAGTCGTGCAATTGTAGAACGAGAAAAGAAAAAGGTAGAAAAGGTTTGGATAGGAAGTCCATTTAGTTTAAGAAAGGGGTAGGGGATGGAAGATTTAAGTATTGAAGAGTTAAAACAGTTAATGAGTTATTATAGACAAAGATCATCAGATCTTGAATTTAGCCTATTGCAATCGCAATTGAAGTTAAATAGTCTTATTATTCAGCAACAAAAAGAAATAAAAAAATCTACTGTAGAAAAAACATCTTCTAAGTAATAGGAAAATTGTGCAGGAATTAATTATAGTATTCTTGACATTACCTATAGTTTGGGTTATACTTAAGTTAATAAGAAAGAGGGCTAGAAAAAAATTTTCAAAAACCTTGTATACTCAAAGCGATATTCATAGGTTATTAAAATATTTTTTTTCAATTCGTTTACCAAATAATGAAGGTCCCATTTCGCAGTTGACAAAAAGAAAAGAAAATAGTATGATTAAAGTCATATTTATAGATGGTCAGGCATACTGGGTATCTGAAAATACATTTTTTGTTGCTGAAACTATTAATGGTGAAATTCAACGCCATACAACTAGGCCAGTAAACACAAATGGTTTGTCAAAAGTAGATGTTGATAAAATGTTATTCATTTTAGACAGTTTAAAGAATGGAAATAAAAATGATAGTGGCAGTACAGGGAACAAATAGTTTTAGTGACTATAACATATTCATTCGTGCTATTGGTGTTGCGCTATCTAGTATGAAAGAAAATGATAACGAGTTTATAATATATTCAGTTGGTCCTGCAAAAATTAATTCCTTTGTTTCAGAGTTTTGTAATTTATCAGAACGTGGAATGAAAGGAAGGGGGCGTAAAATTAAATTTTATAAAGTATCAAGTTTTTGGCTAGAGGAAAATATAAATACAATAAATTATTTTGCTTTTCTTTGTACTCCAAAAGAAACTAATTCTAAGTTAGTTGCTACTGCTCAACTGAATAATGTAGAGGTCGGAATTTTTAGATATTAGGGGGAAGTTATGATAATTAATAAATTAGAAATAATGGAAAAAATAGTAAAGTCTAACCATTCACTTGCTTGGGTTGGTTGGGATGTAGCAGAGCGCAAAAGAACAGAGATGGGCAGAACTGCCGTTAATGGCATAAGAGTCAATGATCAATGGTACACACAACGAGTATTTAAACTGAGTCGTAATGGCTGGGATATTCCTAATAAGTATAGGATGTAGGTACTTATATGGATCAACATTTATGGAAAGACAATTCTGCTTGTCTTGGTCTTGAAAATAATTTATTTTTTGATAAATATGAAGAAGATTTAGAAGTTAGACCAATTGTAGATTCTGTTTGCAATTCTTGTCCAGTTAGAAAGGTCTGTTTTGCTGTTGGAATTTCTAATAGTGAGTGGGGAGTATGGGGTGGAATTTATTTAGAGGGTGGCGATATATCAAAAGAATTTAATAGCCATAGGAGTAAGGATGACTGGGCAATTACCTGGGAATCCTTAACAATAGAAAAATAATGTATACAGAAGATATGCGTAGAGCCTTTCATTCAATAACCCCACCAAAAGGATTTAAGGTTCAAATTATTGACAATGAGCACTTTCTTACGATAAAATTAGATGAAAAACAATTTGCAAAAATGTTTCATGATGAAAAAATAGAAGCGTTGCAATATGTTATTCAAGTAAAAAAAACATTAGAAATGACTGGGGCAATTATTCTAATAACTAGGGAGCCAATCAAATAATGCAAACCTTTTTACCTTATACAGACTACAATCAATGTGCAGAAATATTAGACAATAAAAGATTAAATAAACAAATATTAGAGTCTTACCAAATCTTAAAAATACTTTCTGGCAAATCACCTTCTGGTGCTTGGCGTAATCACCCAGCGGTACTTATGTGGAAAAATGCTGAAAGATCATTGCGTATATACACGAATGCCATGATTAAAGAGGCTAGGCTTAGGGGTATTAAGACAAGTGGTAATGAGGCTAACCTAGACGCTTTAGAGGCCGTTTCTGGGCATTTGTGGGGTACTGATAAGCCAACCTGGAGCACGGTATCTCATGTAAATCGTGTTAATATTACCCATAGAGCCAACCTTTATCGCAAAGATCCTATTTATTACGCAGAGTTTTATAATGACATTCAGAGTAAATATAACAAGCCATGCTGTGATAAATGCTTATATTATTGGACAACCCACGCTACCCGCTCTAGTTTGACAATATCAGGATAAAAAGGTACAATTATATATATGGAGACATCTTTAGATAACATTATTGTTATAATTCTTACAACATTTTGTTTATCTTTTGCTATTGCCTATGCATCTGTTTTACATAAACTATCTAAATTAACTCAGGAATTTTCTAAACTGTTTATATCCCATAAATCGTTACAAGATTTTATTAAAAAAAACAATCTTGAGTTTAAGAGTGATAATGATATACATAAAGAAAACTTTATTAAATTCCTATCAGATTCTCGTGATTGGGCATTTATGTATATTGAAGATGTTCAAAAAAGTTTAGAAAAATTTATATTAAATGTAGAACCAGAAATTAATCGTTTTGATGAGGATGGTTCTATATATGAAGGAACCGCTTACTACGATTTTATGAGTAGAATTTCTAAAGAATATAAAGAATTAAAAAAACTCATGCCCATAGAAAACATAAATAAAGATGCTTGATTTAAGGGGAATCCCAACCTGTAGTTGTCCAGAATGTGGTAATACCCTATTTAGGGCCTTAGTTGGTTTTGATCCAGAAACTTATACGATATCGGTATATCACTTAGACATTCAGTGTAATGAGTGTGGTGCTCTGGCTACTGCACCAACCCCAGTAGATCATCCAACCAATCCAAGCGATAACTTGGGGTATAAAGAATGAAAAATAATTTACTATCAAAAGTAATAGGTTTTGAGTGTAGTGCCGTGTTCACAACATTCAAATTTCCAGAAACTAAACTATTAGTTTTTGCTAAAAATATAGCAACTGCTAGTTTATATACTGGTTTAACAATATCAACACAAATTATATCCTAGGAGGAATAATGGAAAAACTAATTAATGACAAAACTAAGGCAATGCTAGCGTCTTATGGTCGCTCAGTTCTTGCATCAGGTCTTGCATTATACATGGCTGGCGTAACAGATCCAAAAGATCTATGGGCAGCACTTGTAGCAGCGATTGCGCCAGTTGCGCTAAGAGCAATCAATCCAAACGATCCAGCATTCGGTGTTTTGCCTGATGCCAAGGAAGTTGCAAAGGCTCTTAAGTCTGCAAAGGCACCAGCAAAGAAGGCTGCAAAGAAGTAATTTATCTTCTATCAGATAGCCAGTCTAGAGATAGGCTGGCTTTTCTGTTTACTCGTTTATAATTTGTAAATATTTATCTTTTAAAACTTCAACTGAAAAGTTATTAAATCCTATTTCTACAGCCTTATTTTTATAATCATTTATATTTTCACCTTCAATATATTTATCAATTATCTTTGCTAATCTTTCTGGATTAGCCTCATAAATATTAACCATTGATTTAGTTTTAAACTCACCTATTTTTTTAGATTCCGCTAACCATTTTTCTGGCAACACTTGATTATTAGGTGAAACGTCTGTCATAAAGACTGGCATACCACTTATCAAAGCCTCATTCATTGGTAAGCACAGCCCAGCATACCTTCTTGGTAATACCATTGCATCAAATCCATTATATAAATCTTCTCTATTTTGCACGTTATCTTTGCTTAGTGTTAGGCGTTTATCTCTTGTATTAAAGTCTAGCGGGGTTTGAGTTGTAACAACTAATTCATATTCTGCTTTAGAATATTTAAGCATTTCAATTACAGTATCAGTTCCATTTCTATCTTTTGCTGCTTTCTTACCACCAACATGAAGAATACGCTTATGAGTTTTTGATAAATTATTTTGTCTTACATTATAAAATAAAGATGTATCTGTTGGTGGTGGAAGATGTATTAGTTTTGTTTTTGATCCAAACTTTTGATTGACTATATCCATGTTCCAAAGACTTGGCGATAGTAAAACATCAGGCAGTGCCCACTCTGGATTTGTCATATTGCCAAACAGTTCGTAATTATATTGAAGAATAGTTTTTATATTTCTTGCTCTTGCAAGATTAATAAAATCTACACTATAAAAAGTTTCACAACTTATTACAACATCTAGATTTTCTAAGAATGCTAACATTTCTTTTGTTCTTGGCATTCCTCTAAGAGTTTTAATAACGTTATATCCACTATACCATTCAGGATGTTGCTTATTGTTATTAAAAAAAGATGAATCAATAAGTAAAATTTTATCAGGATTGAGCATTTTAACTAACTCTCTAGTCTGATTACCAAGACCAGTATTATCTGATCTTGCTATGATTCCTAGTCTCATTCTTTATACCCCCAAGTATCGTCATCCTTAGTATATTTTCTTGTACCCTGACGACCATCTAAATGATAAGAACGTTTAATTTGGCCTTCGGGATGATAGATCCAAAGTTTATGCATATCCCATCCCTCTTGACTAAAAGTATTGTAGGGAAAAATGTCGTCTTGAACTTTACCATGAAAGTTATCTTCAATAAAAGTTTTTTCATCAGAAAATGGTAAGACAACATCTTTGTAATATTTTACAGTACTTAAGTGTGGTCTTTGACTCCATTGTGCTGTTTTCATAAAACCATCTTCTAAGCCAATCATAAGGTGTTTATGTGATTCTGGAATTTTTGATTCATGATGAAAACGAATAGTGTTAGCATTGCCAAGTTCTATCATGTCTAAACATTTTTGCCAATCAATTTCTACGTCTGGAGTTAAGGGTGCATCGCCTTCAACGTAAAGCATTAAGGAAGTGTCTATAAGTTTAATAGTTTTTTTCATCATTGTGGTTTGATGGCTATGATAATCAAAAATTATTGGTAGTATGTTCTTGTATTCATGTAAGCATTTCCACAATATACGATTTTTATATTCATCGTAATCTTTTTTACGATTAAGTTGCTCATCCCTCAGTCCATCTATTTGCATTATTATTTCATTGTCTGGAAGATGAACTCTTAAATCATTAATAGTTTTTTCTATCATCGTGGTATTAGGATGATCTGGAATTATAGATGTTGCAAGAATTATAGTTATGTCTCTTTTATGCATTTACTTGCCTCATTAATTTAATACTAAGGTCTCTTTTGTATTTTATCCACCAACAAACTACCTGATGCATATTTTGTGGATAGTTTTCAAGTAAGCCAGGAATTATTTTTGTTAAGTTATGCCAATTATCTGTAACTTGTATTGGAAAATCCGTACCAAAAAGAAGAGTAAAAAAGTTTGTTTCTTGCATTCTTGAATTTAATCTATCTCCTACTGGTAAGCACAACATCTCTATAGCCTCATAAAATCTAAAAGAGTCTATTACCTCTGCACCGCTTGGACATGGAATAATTTTACTAATAAACATTTTGTCATAATATACTTTAGGTACTAGACCTTGTGCAAACCCAGTTGTTGGCTCATATACAGAGTTTGGTATTGATGGCATTACTTCTGCTAATTCTTTTCTTCTTTGATGAGTTATTTGCCCTGCAAAAAATACATCATAGGATTTGTCCTGATACTCTGGTAAGTTTTTACTTAGATGCTGTGGAACACCAAGGGCTAACTTGTTATATTTTTTATGTTTATCGTGAGGACATGCAATCCATATCTCAATATTACTATGTTTAATCTTATCTACATCAAACGATGCACTTTCATCACCAGTAATAAATAAAACCACTCTGCCTATTTTATTTAACTCATCGGATATTAATTCTTCATGACCTATATTTTGTGGTCCAGGAACTACAACAAATGCTCTTTCTACTTCTGGTAAAACCGTTACCCTGCTTGGTTCAATATTATTTTTACTAAAAAATTCTTTTAATAATCCATAATCCCACTTATCAGCAGCACAATCTTCTTCATTAAAAGAATAAAGGTATGCATTAATCATTTTCTATTCTCCACAAATTTTCTTCAACAATAAGATCTTTAATAATATTTCCCTGTATTTGAGAGTCATAAAATTTTATAGCATCTAACTTTTTAGTATTAGAAACAATATCAATCTGTGTTATTTTATATTTTGACCTAAATTTATTAAGTCTTTCCTCATAGAGTGCTGAATATAATACTCTATAGGGTAGTTCCGAATAAATAAAAAATATACAGTTATACTTTTCCATAATTTCATACAAGCAATCGCTTAAAAATATATGGTCTGGATGGTGTATCCCAAGAGGGATAAAAACATTTAAATTAAGGATTTCTGATGTATCGTGATTTCTAATAGTTTGTTGAATCCAATTAACTAATAAATTTTTATCTTGTTTTCCATATACATCATCTAAAAGATTTCCATTAACTTCTTTAGCATTTACAAAATTACAGGCTTCTTTATGCTCACCTCTAAGAACTGTATGCTTTTTGTATCCAGCATTATCAGTTGGTATACCAGCAAATGCAGACGCTATAGTAAAATTTTTATTGTTTAAAATATAACTTCCTAATGAAAATATAGCATCATCTGTATGTGGACAAAAAATAAGATTATTCATAAAACAAATGAACCTCATGTTGATAATCAAGTAGGGTTTCTTTATATCCAAGACCTTTGATCCAGTCTCTTACCTCAGATAAATATTCTCCAAATTGATGAAACATAAATTCTGGGTGACCAGATAGCCAAATCTTTGGCTTATGCTCTCTAAGGACCATTTCAGCCCCTTTAAGAACCATCCATTCGCTACCCTCTACGTCAATAGATATTGCTGTCGGCGATTCTAGTTTATGAACATAGACAAGGCTATCTATTGTTATCTGTCCGTAATTATCTCCTTCAAGGTACAACTCTTTAAATCCGTGTGCTTTATCTAAATCTTCATCCGATACTGGTGGAAATCCATTAAGATATATTTCTGCTTTATCATTATTAATATTAGATGCAAATGCTGCTACTGTTGCTATAGGTGGTTCAAGTTTATTTGCAGACCAGAGTATTGGGTAGTGAGACCAGACCTGTGGGTTTGGCTCAAATAGAACTACCTTTGCACCCCACATCTGACATAGAGCAGGAAACTCTCCTTCTTCTGCTCCAACATAATAAACAACATCGTCTTTACCAATATTGTTGTGCATAGACTTGGTTCGGATTTTCTCCCAACCTTCTGGTTCATACCACTCTTGTCTATCTGCACGATGTTTTGGTAGAACTATTTTAAACTCTCCATTAATAACTACTTCAACCATATCTGTCATTTATTATCCATGTAGAAATCAACAATTTCTTTCATGCTATCTTTCATAGTGTGATCTGGCTTCCAATTAGTTTTTTCTTGTAGCAAAGACGAGTTCATAAACTGCTTTTTAATTTCAAATCCATCACTCTTAATTATCTCATGCTTAATTTCTTCACCAATGACACTTTTAACAATATTAAATACTTCAAGCGTGGAATATCTTTCTCCAGATGATATGTTAAATGATGGAATATTATTTGTTTCTTCTCCATATACAAGTATGCTGGCGTATGCTGAAACAACGTCTTTAACATTAATATATTCTCTAATGTCTCTTCCATCATTTCTTATTGTAAATAATAAATTTTCTTTGTATGCCTTTATAATTCCAGGGATCAATCTCTGGGTATTGTTATCACCAGTTCCATAAATGTTGCAAGCACGAGTAGTAACAATTGGCATGCTGTAAGTATTTCTATATGAGTTACACATAATATCTGTAATAGACTTAGATGCATCGTAAGGATATATTCCATTTAGAATGTGGTCTTCAAAGTATTCGTCATTGGTCAATTCACCATAGGCTTTATCGCTAGAGGCAACAATAATTGACTTGCACTCTTTATATTCCCTCAATGATTCAAGCACGTTCAAGGTGCCAACAGCGTTTGTGTAAAATGTATTGTACGGATACTTAATTGAATCATATGCCTGAGTTTGTGCTGCTAGATGAATAAAATAGTCTGGTCTTGATTTTTCTATAAAAAAATCAACATCTGATCTGTTATTTATACTTCCATAAACTTTGTTAGTTTTGTTAGACAACTGTGTTTTGCTATGCTCATCTTTTAATAATACAAAAACATTCCAACCCAAAGAAACATAATGATTTGATAAATGAGATCCAAGAAGCCCAGTTGCACCAGTTATTGCTATATTTTTCATTTTACTCCCAACTCATTTAGTATACTTGCCCACCTATGAACATACGTGTGTTCTTTTTTAGTTCGTTCATGACCAGCAACCCTTATCTTTTCTCTTGTTAGTCCATCTAGTATATAGTAATCTATTTTTTCTTTAAGGTCTTTAAGGTTGCCGTGTTCATAAAATACAATTTCTTTACCGTCTTCAAAATACTCGTCAAGTCCTTTTATACGAGGATAGATAGTAAAGCCACCACGACCAGTGCTTTCAAACAACCTATCACTTGTATAGTATGGATAGTTAAAGTTTATATTAAGACTATCGCCTATGGCTACCTTGCTTTTTGCATAAATACGATTAAGCGCATCGCCACGAACTGTTCCAGTATCTCCATCGCCACCAACATGTAAGAATCTTTTACCATATGTCTTTCGTAAAAAGTCTATTAGTTGTGGACGGTATTTATGTTCTGGATGATAGCCCTTGCTACCAACAAAGATTATGTCATGCTCAAAGTTATTTATATCGTAATCAGAATGCACATAACATTCTTTATCGTAAACTCCAGCAGGTAAGAAGTGTCCTTTAACACTTGTGTTTTCATTAAACCAATCACACATTAACTTATCTGTAGCAAAAAAATGACCTATGCTTGTATAAAAATCATCACCTTTTAAATCTTTTTCACGCTCAATGCCAAACCACAAATCTAAATGATAGGTCATAGTTGGTACGCCAGCAGCCTTTAATTCTTTTAGCACATCAGTCATGGACCTAGATCCTGGAGTTTGCCATCTATGTGTGTGTACCCAGATAAATAGATTAGCCTTTAGTGCTGCATTTAATATTTCTGTGCTACCTGCTTTTTTTTCCTGCAATTTTTCAACGGTATGCCCAAGAGATTCCAAAGACTTAGCATGATGATTCTCACTACTATAGGGCACTTCAAAGTTGCCAAGAAATACTATGTTAGCCAAGATTACCCCTTTGTTTTATATTAGTATACCAGATTCTGATATACTTATAATAAATTAGGGGAGTTAATGGATTTTGTTTATATTTGCCGTGATGGTGAAAATGAAGAACTAAGATATTCTATAAGGACAGTTCTAAATAGTTTTCCAGAGGCTAATATTTGGGTTGTTGGCAATAAACCAGGCTGGTACTGTGGAAAATATATTGAAGTTAAACAAGATAAACATAAATACCTTAACGCTATTAATAATTTAAAGGCTTTATGTGAATGTTTAGAAATATCAAATAGTTTTATTTTGATGAATGACGATTTCTTTATTATAAAAAAAATAAATAAGATAGACCATTTTTATAATGGATTATTATCTGAAAAAATAGAAAAATTTACAAAAATTACTGGATCCTCAATGTATATTAAAAAACTCATTACAACAAATAATAAACTTATTAGATTGGGAATAAAAAATCCCTTAGATTATGAATTACACATTCCAATGCAAATGGATAAAGTTAGACTACTTGATATATTAAATAAATATCCAGAATGCCTCTGGCGATCTATGTATGGAAATCTATTCCATGTTGGTGGAACACAAATGCAAGATGTTAAGGTTTATATGAATAGAAGGCATGCAGATAGATCAGCACATATAACAGAAGACTCAATTTATCTATCAACAGAAGATGCAGCACTAAAAGGTATGATTGATAAAATACTTAAATACTTAGTTCCAAATCCAAGCATATATGAAAAATAAAAGTTAATTCCATTCTGCAATTTGATCATAAGTAACTGAATACTCTCCAGAATATATTTCTGCATATGAAATCATATCTTTATTATATGCCGTAACAGTATTTTTATCTACTAATCCTATTTTATATTTTTTACCATTAACTATTGGAAGGTGTTTTATTTTTTCTGATTTAAGTGCATCATTTAAAGTTTGAATGTATCGTTTTTTACCAAATTGCTTTGAAACAAAAGATTGTTTTTTGTATTCTCTTTCTACCCATAATCTTTCATTGTGGTCAGAAGACCTTGGATGTAAAATTCTTTCTACTTCATTGTGGTACATCTTTAAAGCCCAGTTACGCATATTTTTTTCATATTTTATTAAATTTTTATATGTTGAATCTGCAAATGCCATAATGTTTTTATCAAGGTCCGTTGTTGTTACTCCAGTAGCAAACGTTATTAAAAAACATGTAGCATATGGGAATTTATCGGTATAGGTTTTAACTTCAAAATGTACGTTGGGATTAAAAGATTTTGTTGATATGTTATCAGAAAGCATTCTCATGTGATTACCTATTGATACAAACTCTGGCCTATTCATGTCACAATCGACAAAAAGACATTCTTCTGGATTTATTCCTTCAGCAAGTGTTAATATATTTTTGTCATAAGCACCAACAACTACCGACCCATTATATTTATTAATTAATTTTGCAGTCATAAACCCATCAATATCTGGAGATATAATTAACTTTTTTGAATATTCTAAAGTATTTAATATGCTAGCCTTCATTTTTCTTGTGCTCCTTTAAGTGTCTATTTAATGTGTCGCTAGCAAAAATTCCCCAACGAACTTCTATTTCTTTTTTACATATATCACAAAGTACAACTCTTTTATTTGTTATCCTGATCAACTCCAACGGTTATCAATTTTATGTTTTTTATTGGATTTCATTCTGCCCTCTGGCTATTGCAGCAGATATCTGAAATGCCTTAGAGGTTCGACGGGATTTATTAAGACCCTTAGCCTTCCAAAGATCGCTAGTGCCTTCAATGTCTACAGCAATCTGTTCACGAATTTCTTTAACAGTTTCTACAATAAAATGCCAAATTTCTTCTTTTTGTTTATCAGTTATTTCATCAGTCCAATTAGACATCTGTCCCCCTAGCAATTTTAGCAGCAAGAATTTTCATTCCAAGACCATTGGTTTTACTATTTTCAATATCAATAGCCTCAATTTCTTTGGCTATTTTTTCACGTAATTCTTGTTCAGTCATTTTCCTCTTCAAACTCTTTTAAGGCATTTGAATTATTTAGGCAAAAATGACAATCACCATTTTTTAATATGCTCCCACACCTATTACAAAACATATATCTAGTATATCAAAGTTTGCGTATAACTGCAAGTATCATGCCAGAAATAATAAAGGCAAAAATGATATCTATCGTTGTTTTCATTAATATATTATAACTATATTTTTATTTAAATAGAAAAATGATTGTAAAAATAAAGCCAGTATTTCAATTCTGGCTAGCATCCACTATTCTTATTATTATCCTATTAACCATATTTTCACGCTCTAATTGTGATAATTGTATGCCAGTATCCATCTCAGTCATAGTAATAGCCAATTGAATAATATCTTCCATTTCCCAAGTATATCCCATAAAATGATATAATTAATATTTATGTGTCCTATATGCAATGGCCCCTTGATTCCAATACTTTACGGATATAAAAATCAAGAATATTTTAAAATGAGCAGAGATGGTTTAATATATTTAGTTGATTCAACATACAAAAATAAACAAAGCCCTACAGCAAGATGTACCAAGTGCAATGAATCCTTTAATATTAAGATAAAGCATAAATTTTAAATATGGATAGAGCCTTACTTTATTTAATCTATTCCCCATCTCTTAGGGCGTTTAAGGTGGGAATCTCTAACCTTTCAAATAAAAGATATGCCCAGCATAGGGTTAAAGGTTGGAAGATCGTAATGTACTGGTATTTTGAAAATAGACAAGAGGCTTTACGTGTTGAATCTGAAATTTTATCCATTCTTCGTAATAAATTTCCAAAAACACATTTAAAAAAAGAAGACATGCCACAGCATGGTTATACAGAGGCATTTTCATCTGAAAAAATATCTTCAAGAAAAGTCATAAAACTTATAGAAAAAAAATTAAAAATTAGGTAATATTTTTATTTTATTTTTAGGAAATCCTAAATAATATTTAAAGTTCTTTCCCTCTTTGGCCCTCATCTCTGTTACATATCTATGACAGTTAGAACAAATGATCTGACACTTCAACATCTCGCTTCGAATTTCTTCTATGGTTTTATCTCGTAAGCCACTGCTACTAAGATTAAAAGATTTTTTATACTGGGGAAGATGGTCAAAATCAAGGGTATACCAAGGATACTCAACTTTACAACCTGGACAAGTACTATTTAATTCTTTAATATTTTTAAGATACTGTCTTTTTGAACTACGCCTACTTTTAATTCTTGCTCGTCTTATATCCTTATTGCGTTGATGCCAAAGCGCTTTGTACTCAGCGTTTTTCCTTGGATCTCGATATGGCATTTAAATATTCTCTGTTGTCCAAGATCCTGTATTTTCTAATACAAAGCCATTTTCTCGATCAAATAAATTATAATCAATATTTATAATTTCAAAGGTTTCTCCAAGAGCCAATAGTACTTGAGGAAGATCTAGTTTTCCGCAGGTATACAAATCAAACTGCAATAATGACGGATCCATCTCATCCCATATATGAAATGCTATATGACTAGTCTCAATCATTACAATAGCCGTAAGTCCACGATTTCCTGGTTTGTCTACATAAGATGCAAAAGGACCTTTAATAATCTTCATATCAATACGATCAACTAGGTTGGTAAGAAAATCAATACCTTCTTGCTCACTATTAATGGGATTTTTAACTTTGGCATTAACTAATAAATGTTTATGAAATATCATACTTCTCCCTTTTCTAAAAAACTATCTGACCATAAGCCAGTAAGAGACTCGTTGCCAATATCATCAAAATAATAACGATTTTTTTCAACATTATAGGTCCAACCTTTCCATACTCCATTTTCTGGTTCATCCCAAGTAAGGTTTGTTGGAATTTCATGAATTGCCTCTTCTATCATTTTATCAAGATCATAATTTTTCATTCTATCAAAATGCTTTTTATTTTTTAAATAGTAAATCTTAGATTTTAATTTATCATAAATCATTTATTTAACTCCTTCTTAATAGTCTTAATAGTAGCACAGGGCCAAGATTTTTTATCCTCCTGGCATCTATGAACTAATGTCCCTTCTGGAATATGGAGTTCGGCGACAGCACGAAGAGCCTCATCCAACTTAAAACATCCAGATTCGGAAATAAGGTTTGATATATTTTTCATTCGCCACTCATTTCAATAAGACCTTTGGTGTCAAGACACAGTTTACATATTTCAAAAAAAACAGGTTGTCCTGATATAGAATCAACCCTATAATCGTAATCACATACGTGTGGAGTTTTACGCATTTCATTAAAGCGTTTCCAAGGATCTTTCATAAATTCATCAATATCACCCATATACCTAGCATATCAGATTTCGGCGGTAAAGGCAAGGCGCAAAATAGAATAACAAACCTTGTTCTGCCCAACATGGGCAATAGCGGTTAATATCATCTATATGCAAAGTACACTAGGTAGGACTTGAACCTACGATAGCCGAATTATGAGTTCGGTGCCTTAACCAACTTGGCCACTAGTGCTTAGAATATATAGATCATACCAAAATTTGGCGGGAATGTAAAGAGTATCGTAATCCCCCTAGTGTAATAACAAACCTTGTATTTAGCAATTGTGTGTACAACCACAATCAGGACATTCTCCTCCTGGTGAAGCGTTACAGTCATCACACCAATCAGGTGGTGTTTGCTTATATCCTGGTATCTTTTCCATAGATCAATTATAGCCCAATATGCCAGATAGCCAGATATCCTGATAGGAAGGTTTGGCAATATGGAGCCAGAGCAATGGTTTGAATATGGCGTAGCCCGTATCTCTGATACCCTCGCAAAATAGGCTTAGAAGGCTTTTAAATGCCATTTGGGAGGTTTGGTAAGAGAAATAAATCTTACTGATATTTTTTTGATTGGGTTGGAATGGAGGAAAGTGGAGTAAAGTGGGTGATTGAGCGTTTTTATGGAGGGCGTCGTAATGTCTGGCGTGCCAAACCTTCCTATCCTCAAACCTTAAAACCCTCAAACCTTCATATGGGGCATGCATTATATACCCAATACCATGGTTTGTCAAACCTTTTTATCTTAAATACCACCACAAAAATGTCCAAAAAATATAACAAAAAGTTATAAAACACCAGGAAAAAAGTTAGAAAGGTTTGGTAATTATGGTAAAAGTTTTAAATAATTCTGGATTTAAATTCCCGCCTTCGTAATGTCTAATAGTACTGTGATTCAGCGCCTGGCGGGGCTGCAAAAAAGGCGGGGACAAAAAGATATACCAAATACCACTAGTAGTAGACACATAGGATTCCTGATAGAAAGGTTTGTCAGATAGAAAGGTTTGTTATGAATCTGGAAAATATTTCAAACCTTCGTAATCTCTTTTTGGAAAATAAGGTTTGGAAGGTTTGTCCATGAATCTGGAAAAAAGGGTTTGGGATCGTAATATGTTTTTCGTAAATGAGGTTTGAGGTTTGACAATAGGTACCCGCCCTATGTCTACTAGTCTTGTCCTTGATCTTGTATTTTAGCAGCAAACATTTGGTCTAGGCTATCCCAGCCAGTATCTTGTAAATCCATGCTTGCTAAGAATAGTGTCCATGTTTCTGTTATATACCGTGCTCCGTCATCTGATACCTGGCAGAGATTTTCGCTAACAAAATAAGCAAGCGGCAAACCTAGATCATTAAAATCTATAAAATCTTTCAACTCTTCTTCATCTCTATAGTTAATATAAAGACTACCCAAAATCTCACAAACCTTAGTAAAGTCTGTCACTACGATACCCCAATCTATTTTGCTCTACTTCGTTCTCTTGAAACTCAGCACTTGCTAATACTTCTAATGACCTACGATAAACTGTGTGAGGTAAAGCCTTAGCCAAGTAAAAGCCAACCTTTTCTAAGTCAAGATGGAAATCAGACAATAGCCTACCTATGGCTACCGCAACTTTTTCCTCTTTGCTAGTCCTTAAAACTCTAATTCTCACAATATCCCCTTAAAATATTAAAAGCAGTTTATCCACTTGCTTAGGTGGACACTTTGGCTAATTCCGCAAATAAGGGAACGACCTATAGTGTGAACTCTATCATTATATCAAAAAGTGGGAGAAAGCGCAAGCCACCACACTTACGCCTTCTCACCTTTATGTTAGCGAGAGGTGACCCCTACCTCCGCTGTTGATGATGCCCCCACAGTTGAAAGGAGACTGCTGGGCAAATGATAATTAATAAAACTGTCAATCTCGTGAGAGCCTGTCTCATCACTGATAGTGTTATTAGTCAGGTCAATTAATATTGGATGGTCCATCCATTCTTGATTGTCAGGGTTACAAGCATAGAGTCCAAACCCTGTTTCATCCAGAATAGAATCCTTTAGTAGGTAACTCACAGCCATACGTGTATAGTATTCTGTGTCCCCTTTACGTACCGCTGCATGCTGCAGGGCCTGAGCAAGGTCTGAATGCATAGAGTCTTCACCCCAGTGACTATATAGCGCTACACCTAGGTCTTCTTTTTGTTTAAATATGAATGTACAACGTGCTCCCATTACTCTTCGTCCTCATCTTTTTCTATTAGGAATGGTACGATTGATAGTTGGTTTTCTATCTCACGATAGATGCCCTCTTCGTCTTGATTGTCAGTCTCATATTCAAAATTCATGTAATCTCCAGTTGGTTCAAAGATTACTTCAATTTCCCATCTTGCCAAGGTCTTGGGTCTCCATTTCTTCTAGTTCCTGTATTTCTTCCATTGTAGCGCAACCAGCGCATTTTTCCAAATCCTCAAACTTGTCATAATGCAGAGAAGCCATTTCGTCTTCCCACATCTCACCACAGTTTTCACACTCGTAAACATCTGCATTAGAGATCTGTATCTGATAGTCCTTGCTACCATCAAAGGGCACGGTAGTTACAAAGTACCCAATCCTATTAACTATACGCATACCCTGAAATATATAGGTACCGCTATCGTCCCCATCACAATAAGTCCATATCCTATTAGGCTCTTGGGCTTTTATAAACTCTAACTCTTCACCATATGTCTCAAACATATAACCATGCTCACCGTCATGAAATGAAGCATTGTCATCTATATAGTTTGGGATTGGCTTGAAGGTATCAAACCACTCTTCCTCTGTAAGTTCTATAAAATCATTCATCATTTATTCTCCCCAGTATAACCTGTAAGGCCACCACTAACTGCTCCTAGAGCAATAACTATGATAAATAATATAAGGATAAATGTCATTGGGTTCTCCTTAGAAATGGAAGTCAACTGGTACTAGATATTGTAGAACAGACTGTTCAGGTTTGTCAAGTCGCTCTTTAAGATAGGTTGCTTCAGCGATATTTTCTTCAAGGTCGTAAAACCCACTATCAGGTGTCCAACCTCCCATTAACATCTCTGCTGCTTCTTTGATAGTATAAGCGTTCATGATAGTGTCACCGTTATATTCTAACCTACCACCCTCTGAAGCATAGTCAACCATATCACTAATAAACTTATCAGGTTTGAATTCTTTGATTGCCCTGCTCATTGCATGTGCTTTAAACTTACCAACACTGACTAGCGCTTCTTGGAATTTTTCTTTATCTTCAGAAAAGCCCAACACATCAGTAGGGTCATCGTTATAACCTGCCATAAGGTTGTTTTCTTTATTTGCATTGCTACTCCACCTTCCTCCTCCTACTACATGCCAGTCAGACCAATCTGCTGGAGTATATCCGTCTTCTCTTGATAAGGCTACTACAACCTTATCAAATGCTTGTTGCTTGCTATCTGCTTCAACTGCTATATAGTGCAGGGTATGCATTACTTAACCTCCAACCAAACAAAGCCGTCTTGATTTTTAGTAATCTGACCTAACATCTCAAACCAGAAACTATCTATCTCTGCAGTTATTGTGTATGTCTCGTTCATGGGTCTCTTTCTATAGTGTCTTAATACAATTTTACTGTACCCTGCGAAATTTTGCAAGATATCTTAATGTGATCTTAATCACACTGTGGCGTTCTGCTTATTGATCTGAATAAGGTTTGGAGATCCACAAGAGCACCAGCCCCTATAGTCATTCAAATTTTTCACGGTAGTTACCTCAGTCAATGCATCACAATCAGTACATAGATAATCATACTTAGTCCACATTAGTCAAAGTACCCTTCTGACCATAGACCACCTAAAAGACTATGAGTCATAGCAAGTCTTGAATGTAACCAAGGATCATCAGTGTCGTCTACCTGTGTAAGAGAGGCATCTACTGCCTGAATCATTTCTTGTAGGTCTTCTAGTGTATAACCTAACATTATGCGTCCATACCCCCATACTCATAGATAACTCCAAAAGCGGTACATAAACGACAATCACAATCACCATTAGCCATAGCACTAATAAACTCAAAGTGTTCTAGATTTTCTTCCCATATGGCAGTACACAATTCATCTATGGTGTAAGGTTTATACTGCGTATTCATCTGCAAACTCCTTAAAGTACCAGTTGAGGGATTTGACATTTAAGTTTAACTCATGGTTTGGATATTTGTCAAGCACATGGTTTAATGCATCTCCTGCGGTTTTAAAGTCAGAGACACACCAGCCGTCAATAGATACTTCCCAGCAATCAACACCACCAGGAGAGCATGCGTAGTTTACTTCATATATTTCTACATTTAGGGTCATGTATTTATTATCCTACAAAATGGGAAAAATGTCAAGACCACGTAATGAAAAACTGGGAAAAATGTTATACTAACGTAATAGGATTATAACAAAAATGTTACACACCCGCCCCAACTTGTGATCCGTACGAGATTTGAACTCGTGATCTCTACAGTGAAAGTGTAGCGAATTAACCAACTATTCTAACGGATCAGCGATCCCAGCGGGACTTGAACCCGCAACCTCTACCGTGACAGGGTAACGATCTAACCGATTAATCTATGGGACCAGCGGAGCAGTTTTAAATCATGCTCAGGATTTTATTTACTAAACTAGTTGCAAAGTATTGCGAACTACATTTAACAAACGATTTTTTTCTGCATTGGTAGCAGGGTCAAATCCGCTGGCAGCAGATAAAATACCCTCATTACTTGCACCACGAGCAGAACGATACCAGTCTAAACGCTCAGTTAGTGCATTGAACGCACCCCAAGCATTACCACTAATCATTCCGTTATATTCTCCAGTATAAATGTCATTGATAACATCTACCTTGTTTTCCCATTTCTTGAATGAACCCTTGTTATCCTTATCAGGCTTAGGATATGCAGCAAGAATGATGTTATTGAAATCTTGTGCTGAGATTTCTTTTGCAATCATGGCATGTGCCATCTTGTCGAATTCGTCCATGTAAGCATTAGCAAGACCTAAAGTCTGGCGTGCAATCTGGACTTTACCATTAGCAGTTTGCGTATGACGGATTTTGAAAGATTGCTTTACGCCATCTTTTTTCTTAGTACGATTTAACGCAACATTAAGAGTGTTAGCGCACACAACACGAACAGGTGTTATACTTGCTTGAATTGCAATAGAGCCATCATGTGATGTATTGATAAGTAAATAAGTCTTTACTACATCTGCAACACCATTAGGGTCAAGAACAGTTTCACGCTCTAATGCAAGAGAGCCAAATACTACACGACCACCCTTAAGAGAGCCAGCAGTTTCCCAACGACCACCACCATCAAGAATGTTATCACCAAATGAAAATAAATCTTCATTTTGCAATACATGGTAACGCTCACCAACTACGCCTAACACATCAGTTTGTGTATTAGTAGTAGGATTAGTACGCACTACATATTGATATTGCTTATCACTTGTTAAGTGTGATGGTATTGGCATGTCCTCAAGACGAACATTCCAATTATTAAGATTAGCAGCAGCAAGCATTTCAGCAGTATTTTTTTCTGTATCAAATACTGTGCCTAGACCATGCCAAGCAGGTTCACGGAATGATGCAAAACTTGCAACACCGTTTTGAGTTTCTAACTCATGAGCCATTTTTATCCTTTCGGTTGTTTTAATTAAGTTTATCATTCATGGCTGACAAAGTCAACTAGGATTGGGGAACATATAACAATCTTCTTAATTGTGGCAAATCGGACATTTCGGACGGGGCGCCCAGAGCATTTTAATAGGACAGTTTGAGATCATGTCCAGGATCTTGATAGCCCCCTATCAAATTTAAACGGTGGTCCCTAGTAAACGTCTTCCACTGTTACTTCGTCCACCATTAAATCTGCTTCATAGTCATATGAATTCAAATCAACATCAATTGTGACATTGCTTAAGTCAAAGTCTGCAATCTCTGACAGTGGTACATTAATTGTTCCACTGAATGAAACACTGCCTGTAACCTCAACCTGTTTCATAGGATTAAGGTTAAAGTGATCTGCTAGCGCTTTTAGAACTTCTTCTTTGTCATAGTTAGGGTCATACCATTCAGTAATCTGATCTTCTAACCAAGACACATCTGAGCGGTGCTCTGCTGCAGTAACTGCATCATTTCTACCCTGGTGTAGTGCCCACTCAATATCAGTAACTTTATCAGTCATGAATGTAGGAGACTCAGGTGCTGCATAAGTATTAGGGATGGCCTTGTAGGTTACAAGAAGATTAGGATTATATGGAACAGATAACTGCTCCTGTGTCATTGTGTCACTCATTGGTGATGTCCTTTCCCATGCTTTCCATTTCTTTGATAGTATCAATCATCTCATCTAACTGAGATTTTGTCAAGACCGCTTCCATCACTAGACTAGCGGTTAATGCTGACAGGTGTGCTGAATATTGGAATAGCATATCTTGAAATTCCTCATCAGTAGCATTACTTCTTTCTTTATATAACATGCCTGCCAAACCTAAACTCATCTTATTCATTACTGATTCTTTAGTGGCGTCTTGTAGGGCTATTGCGGTGGCTATCATTTTTCCTCTTTCTGTTAATATAATCTTACACCTAAGCCCTGACATTTTCAAATAGGGTCTTAAAGTATCTCACATAATGAGATGTGATTTAGATCACGTCCCCCGCCCCATTTTTGCGGGGCAATTAAAAGATGAGCAGTTTAGAACTCATGCTCAGGAGTCTTATCTCAGGAATAACTTAGCAATAAAGCCAAGTGCTTATCAGAGATAAATTATTTAGTTGTGCTTACCATAGCAAGACGACGAGAGCCGTTTGCTAACTGTAAGGATACTCTAGTGGTCTTAGAGTTGATAGGTGAGAACTTTACAATTCTACCTGTAATACCAGTTTTGCTTGTGGTGAATAAATCACCTAGTTGGTATGTATATCCTCCTAGTGTCATTTTTTGCCTTTCGTTTGTGGTGGTTGCTTACTAATTTAGTCTAACATATTTTGGGGGCATAGTCAAATACCCCCAAACTATTACAAGTATCTAGCGATAGCGTTATAGGTGCTAGTGCTAACTGTTTCCTCGTCGGTCATTTTGAGAATACGGATAGCGTTCTCAATTTCCTCTTTCATCTCACGATAAGTATGAACATGGATTATCTCAAAATCACGCTCAGGCTCTTTTGGAAAATCTTTCTCATCTGTGATTAAATCAAAATCAACATTGAGAGTTTTGTTCCATTGACGATAGTTTGTTCTAATGTTCTCAGCCTTTGAGAACTTAGTCATAGCCCAAGTGCCAATTTCTTTTTGCCACTTTTCTTGTGCTTTCTTGAACTTAGTTTCTTTTTCGTCTTGCTTTGAATAGTCAGCCTCTACCTGTGCTAACTTTGTTTCTAAGGCTTTGATAACCTTAGCAGTAGCGATTTTAACGCTGATGGGTTTGCTTCTTGCCATTGTGATGGTTTCCTTTTCTATCAGGGGCTTCTATCCTAGCATTTCTAAGATAGTAAATCAAGTTGAGCAGTTTTAGTAGTCATGCTCAGGACTTTTAGCCACTAGGCTAATTATGCGTTTTTTGCTGTCCAAGTAGTCCAGCGTGTGTTGCCATTTACATCTAACTTAACACGAACTGTGTTCTTGTCTGTTGGCACAATTTCGGTAATAGTTCCTACTACCTTTGATTTTTGTGATGTGTAGGTATCTCCTACTTTATAGGTTGCGGTTGCTACGCTCATGCGTTCCTTCTTTCTTGTTGGGTTTGCTTACTGTTTAAGTCTAACATTTTTTGGCTAAAAATACAAGTTATTTTTCTAATAATCTCATATATTGAGATGTGAGATATATCACACTAGTGCCCCATGCCTGCGAACATAATATATAATAATATAAAGAATAATATAAAAAACTCTCCCATATGCCCCTACTTCTTAGATGATGAGAATACGATATCGCTCTTAGAGTATACACACAATCCGCAAGATACGCAAGCGCTTCCAGCATTTGAGATCAGGGGGATAGACTTTAGGTTCTCAGGGCACTTAGCACCAGGACGATTAAATAGTTCTTTCATATCTGACTGTCCTATTGCAAAATTTTGTGCAAGGTATGCAAGACGTACGCCATGATCTTTTTTAAGATTAACACCTATCTCTTTATTTTCGCTATCTGTTGAATAGTATAAAGATAGATTAGGTATACCCTTGAGCATTACGGCTGCAGAGTGTACTCTAGTGTATACCCAAAATTTAATATCTGCATTTTGCATAATTACATATTGCCATGCTCTAGTATAAGTATCACTAAAGAAGTCACCGTCCCAATGAATGCGAAATAGCAATGGAGCGTTTTTCTTTTCACAATCTTTTCTAAAATCATTAATCATATTCTCTAATAGATCAACCATAGTTGGTTCATCCGCATTACGCAATAACTCCCAATTGTGTAGGAGGTTAGTCTTTACTCCTTTAAATAACTTTTCAAGTTTTCCTGCGTAGCAAACGCTTTCACAAACACTAGTGGCACTAGGGCACGAGAAGTTTTTTCCAGCAGGCAATCCAAAAGTGTTGGCAATTGCTGCTTGCTTTCCATTTTTTGTAACAAGATTAGCAACCTTTCTGTCATAAGATCTTTTTAATTGGGTCATGTAAAAATATTATCATAAAAATGGGAAAATAGCAAACATCCCGTAATTACGTAATTGGGATAAAACGGACATCCCCCGCCCCCGTTTTTACTGCAAAATCATTAAATCAAATTGGTCGTATTCGCCAACTTCAACTATATCTCTTTCACCAAAATCATTTATAACTTCTAAAGTATATCCATCTGCTAATGAAACTATATCTACAATAGATACAACTTCATTACCAATAAGAATGCAATCATCAACCATTAACTGACCTGCAGTTAAGAGATCAACCTTTATATAATCCACAATTGCAATACTATCATCATTTTCAAGATCAATCATTTTATTCCTCACCTACTGGATTAATGAACCACTCTAAGTGGTGTTGCTCAACTATTGCCCAAGCAGGTGCGACATTAAATCCTTTATAGGTTATTTGATAATCGCTAACTTTAGGCATAGCAATTTCTCTATCAAAGTCCTCATCATAGTATGCGTCTATTGCTTCAATACATGGCTGAACCATTTCAACTGGAACTGGTGGATAGTGGTTACCTTTTAAGTGATATGCTAATTGTGTTTCTAAGTCTAGCGTTGTATCCGCTAGACCTATTGCTGTTACGCTTCCCATTATTTAATTACGACCTCTCCATTACGATAGAAAGTTTTAGTATACATCTTGCCTAGTGGGTCAGACAAGTTATAGGTTGCGTATTCTTTAGCATCGCCAAAGTCCACACACTTAGTCCATGCGTTTACTGCTTCTAGCATATCGCTAACTCGCAGGGTATTGACTAACTCCCCATCATAGGAAGTAGTAAGTGAATAGTTATATTCCATTATGCGTTCTCCTTAGTGTTAAATAATTGGTGGTATTCCTGTATTTCATCAGCAGGGATATTATAAGTATTACACTCACAAGCCCATACATCATAGTCTATAGCATTTCCTACGAATTGCCAACCTGCCCCATAGCACTCATCATGAGCAAGTATTTCCATTAAGGTATCTTTAAACTTTCCCATTATTTATATCCCTTCATACAATTAGAGCATAACATCATGGTGCGACAATAGCAAGCATCTGCGCTAGGGGGTGTATCCTTCTCATAGTAATCATCATAACTATCGTTCATAGTTTTCCTTTCTTTATATCTTTATCCTATCAGATAAGACTGACAAAATCCAATTAGACGCTGTAATCTGGACAATCTGGAGTGTGTTTTTAATCACATAATGGCTGTGGATAACCCTGTGGAAAAGCCCCCCGCCCTTTTTATTGCAATTTATTTTTATGTTTTATTTTTCTAGTATATTTTTTTTTATTGCGAATTGGAGTCGCAGCATTTGATCTCCGCAACTCCTGAATTCTAATTATTTTTTCAAATAATTTATTCACGCTGGCACTAAACCAATCTCATCAATTCCGCAAGCCTTCTCAAATCTTGCGAAATCAAAATTGTCGTTATCTGCTTTGAACCACTCAGCAAAAGTATCTACCAAATCCTCATAAGTAGTTTGTGGAATTTCATCTACAAAACTTTTTAAGATATTAGCGGTTTGTATGTAGTCTTTTCTAGTCATTAGTTAGCCTCTCCGCTAGTAAATAAATTTCCAAGAGCAAAGTTATCGCACTCGCATTTTTCGACATTGTAGTCAAGGTTATCTCCCCAAAAGATTAACCCTGAACCTGAACACTCATCACAAGCAAAAGACATTACAGAGTTTATCATTTAACTAACCCCTTACCTCTAAGAGTGCCACGAATACCTAGAGCGTCGCAATCTAATTTAACAGATACGCCAACAGGCAACTGGTTTGGATAAGTGTTTATGAATTGAGCAACCGCACCTCTAGAGGGTAGGTTTATGTTTTTAGTAGCACCATTGTAGGTTTCTAGTCTTACAGTGAAAGTCATTTCTGACCACCTTTCTTTATTGTTTGAATTGTAATTCTATCAGTTATCGCTGACATTTTCCACTTTAGGGGGGGTGTGTTGGGGTGTGAGATACCTCACAAAGCCCCTTCGTTAAACAAGCCTAGTTCTAACTCTAGGAGAGTTTCAGCGGGTACATCTGAAAGGTCTAGCCATCCAGCCCCCTCAGAATTCATGGTGAATACTTCTATATATCCCATCACTCACCCACCTTAACTGCTAAGGTGCGATAAGCATACTTACCAGTATTAGACACAACGCCTACCAAATAGGCTTCAGTATTTTCTCCATACCAAATTGGTTGAGTAGATTTCTCTGCTGAGATAATTTCTCCAGAGATAGAATTACTGCGGTAGTTTTGTCCTACCAGTAATTGAGGGATTGTAAATAAGTTAGCCATTGTTAGCCACTTCCTTTCTTTATTTTATTACTCCGCAAGTTTATCAGTTTTAGCAGACAAAAGCAAATCGACACGCCGTAAATCTCAGAATATGGACAAAGTTTTATGTGATCTTAACCACACTACGTAAGTTATCCACAGCCTGTGGACGACACACCCGAATGGGGCGGGGGTTTTTAGCAGATTTTTTATTTAAAATCTTTTAAAATATTTTCAACTAAATCTAATTCATCTTTTGTTAAATGATCTAATTGAATTGCGTTTTCAAATTGTTTTTTTATGTTTTCCATTTTAGTTTTCCTCAATTTCATTTAGTAATTCCCAAAGAATTGGCTCACATGCTTTAGCAGCAAGGTCTAATTTTTCTTGTAAGGTTTTCATTTTACCAACATTCCTTACAAGTAATTACATCATCAACATCAAACACGTTACTAATTACTAACGTGTCACAGATTGAACATTTAAGTGTAGTCATTTATTTTATCTCCTTACAGATAGTTAATTTCAAATTGCTCAATAGTCATTAAGCCTTTATATTCATTACAGAAACCGCAGATTTTTATATCATTGGTATAAACAGTTTCACAGAAACAGCAGATAAGTTTAGACATATTATTTACCTACCTTCCATGAAGACCAGTAAGACATGAAGTCTTCATCTTCACGATAGTGAGAAGTTATATTCTGCTCACAATTTTCGCAGAAAGTAAATCTCTCATCATTAACGATAGAGATAGCATTTTTATTAGGTGTATGCTTAACACACTTTGTTATATTTAGTGTAGTCATTTTAAGACCTACCTTTCTTTTTTTAACTTTATAGGATAATCCTAACACCTACCACTGACATTTACTGGTGAGTAACTATGACAAAACGGACATCGTGTCGTGTGATGTAGGTCATGTGGATAACTTGAGCGTAAATTTATGATGTGATTTATATCATGTGGATAACTATCTCAGACACGCCCGACTGGGGCGCCCATGTCCGATTTGCACCTTTTGTCTTGTGGTATGAATCACATGCGACACGCCGTGTTAGGACTTGACTTTTTGACTTATGTGTGTTAGTATTACAATACAAGAAAATAAAGAAGCAGACTCAATGAGCCTAGCAAATAAACCTCAATAAGAGGTTGAGCCTAGCAAATAAGAGAGTCAGAGATTAGATAGCCTCAATGAGCCTACCAAATAAACCTAAAGTATAGGGTGAGCGTAGCGAATAAGTGAGGCAAATCACATTACGACACTAGGGGAAAGTCCCCAAATTGTCAGACCCCCCTGATAGAATTACAGGTATAAAGAAAGTCTCTTGAAAGGAGAACTAAATATGAATAACAATACACTAGAGTTTGGTGTTAGCCGTGAAGGAAACGGTGCTAAGCAAATGATTGCTGATATTAGAAAGTATCAACAAGAACGATACAATCGTGAGGACTTGCCTCTGCTAGAAGCATTAGGACTTGCTAACGCTTATCTATCTGCTCAATACAATGTAGAGGAGAATAACTAAATGAAAATCACTTACACAATTTGGCAGGGTAGCCTACTAAAAGGCAGACTAACCGCTAATAACATGAAAGAAATCATCACACTAATTGATGAACTAAACGAAAACAATCCAAGACTAAAGTTTGAGTACATGGTACATGAGATTGAGCAGGTGGCATAGTGGAATTCTATATCGACCTAGACTTTGTTAGTCTATATGCTGATAGCATAGAACTACAGATCAATATTCCTACATGGTTATTGGTTGGTGTTGTTGGATTTATTTATTCTATTAGATTAATTAGAAAAGATAAATAAATGGCAGAGTATTCTGCTGAACAGTTAAGACGCAAGGCTCACCTAGACAATGGTGGGACCCTTGCGGATTATGATAGAAGCCACTACCCTGAGTAGTGTCCGCTCTAATATTTTTGTATTTTATTTTTTTAAACGTGTATCATACATCTGAGAAAAATATTCAGATTTTATGAAAATAAAAATTTTTTCAGATTTGGCAGGGTATAATAAAACCATGTGCCAACACGTATATAAATACACTAACCCTGGTCTATGTGGATATTGTGGTTTGACAACCCATGATCCTGACTGGAACAAGGCAAACCTTCTCTACTCACAATACAAAGAAAAAGTCGGGTACTTCCATAACACCAATACCTGGTGGAGCATTTAGTAGTATAATTATTATATGAAACAACAAATATTAATCTCTATCATAATAATCGGTTTGGCAGCGCTATGTCTTTTCTAGAAAACCTTGAAAACTATGCATTTCAAGAGGTAGATCCAAGGGTATTGGAAATTATCGAAGAAATGAAAAATGATCCAGAATTCCAAGATCTTATGAAAAGATTGTCAGATTGATAAACCACATTCTGATACTTTTAACCATAATCTTTCCATGGGTAGTATTATTTTCTCTTATATCTTATATAAACAAGACACTAGTAAAACAATCTAATAAACCAAAATATAAAGTTACAAGGTTTGGTAAAATAAATAAAAACCAATAACTACCATTTCCTAATAGGACAATAAGCCTTTTCTAGTTGAGTTTTTAACTTCATAAAACAGCCACATTTTTTACAGGTTTGACTTTTTTGTCTAAACCATTCACAGCCTTTACATATTTCGAGACGGTATTCAGCAATTTCCTCTGGTGACCTTGCTGAACCATTAATTAAATCCCAAGGCTTAACATCCCGATCCTTCTGGTCATCGCTCAAGATACTTCCCCACTAAATTAATAATACCAAACACACAAACCATCAATATACAAAACAATAAGAATCCCATATACCCATTATAGCCCATATGGGAGGTTTGACACATATATCTCCCATACTGTATGTTTCATACATTGTTGGGGGATGGGAGGTTTGGTAGTCTCATTTTCGGCTTCGATTTATACCGTCGCAAATGCGTGATACTATTAGGACATGACTATGCATGCGTTAACTACATTAAGTGATTCTGTGGCTACCCGCATAAGTCCTCCAGGTGCACACGGTGGATTAGATTTTACAGTTCAAAATGTTAATAGCACTGGCTATATCTATCTTGGTGGCGAAGGAGTAACATCCTCGAACTACGGCTTTAGAATTTTGCCAAACCACTCTATATCTTTCGAACTTGCTTCGCCCGACGCTTTGTATGCTATTTCATCTATAAACGGAATGAGTGCTGCAACAATTCAAATTAATCTGGAGCCATAACATGGCAAGATTTACTCATCCCGCATTTGATTCTGGAAATGGTATATCAGATCTTAATCCATTTTCGGCTTCATACTACAGCACGCAAGATCAGACTGGAACTAATGGATCTATTCAGGCTCATACGCTAAATGTTATAGACTGGGAAAATGGGATCCAATTAGTTGATAATTCCAAGATTACTTTCTTACATGCAGGAAAATATAATATACAATTTTCCGACCAACTTCATTACACAGGCGGTGGAGGATCTGGCGACGACGTAAATATCTGGCTTGCAAAAAATGGAACAGCGCTAGAAGATACAAATACAAAAACAATTATTACATCAAATAATCCATACTATGTAGCAGCATGGAACTTCTTTGTTAATGCTGCAGTTAATGACTACTACCAAATTATGTGGTCTACAAATAACGCTAATATTAGGTTAGAACATGAAGCAGGAACTGGTAGTGGCGCAAGTCGTCATCCATCTATTCCTTCAGTTATTGTAACTGTTAATCAAGTTGGATAATTAATCTCAAATAGTGATATAATTTATTTCATGACTCCGCAAAACTGGGCAGAATTAATTTTAACAGTTCTTACAATTGTAACTATTGTCACAGGTGGAATACGTTGGCTCGTAAAACATTATTTAAACGAACTTAGGCCAAATTCTGGATCAAGTCTAAAAGATTCCGTTAATCGTTTAGAGGAAAAGACTGACAAATTATTTGACCTATTGGTCGAGCATTTTAAAGATCATAATAAAAAGTAACTATATATAATATATAAGATATCTTAAAAACCTATT